GAAAAGGTGGAGCACCTGGACAATGGTCTGCGAGGAAAGCCCAGATGGTTGCATCAGCCTACAAAAAAGCAGGTGGTGGGTACAAAAGTTGACATCTACATCTAGAATACCTAGAAAAAAAGGTCAGCCTGTAGGTTCTAAAAAACATTCTGATTTGTATACAGATGAGAATCCAAAGGGAACAATTAAAGGATTAAAGTTTGCTACCGTAGAAGATGCAAAAAGAAGTGTTGAGATTATTAAAAAGAGTGGCAAGAGTCATGCACATAAAATACAAGCAGCAATAGCAATGGAACAGAGGGCTAGGGTAGCAAAGAAAACAGGGGCTGCTGCAGTGTATAGAAAATTTATTAATGCAATGAAAGAGAAAACTAAAAAAAGAAAAACAAGGACAACTTAAAATGAGTAGACCTAGACAAAATCAAAGAGGAAGAGCAATGCCTCCTCCTATGACTGCTGCACAAAAAAGAGAAATACTAAGAAAGCAAAGATTAGCAAGAAGAAAAGCAATACAAACACAAAGACAAAAAGTAGAATCAGCTAAAACACCTTTAGACAAAAGACAAGCTAGAACTACATTAAGAGCTATGCAAGTAGAAAAAAAAGCACAAAAAGCAAACAGAAAAGGAAATACAGAAAAAGTTAAAAAACTTGCAACTAGATTAGAAAGATTAGCTAAAAAAAATCAGAGACTAAGAAATAAACAAATAGCAAAAAAGTTAGGTCTTCCAAAAGCACCACCAAGACCTCAAAGGGTTAGACAAGTTGCACCAAGTGTAGCAGCACAAAGATTAAGAGCAGCAAGAGCAAGAGGAAGAGGTTGATTATGGCACTAGCTAAATCACAGAAAAGTTTAAAATCATGGACTAAACAAAAATGGAGGACTAAAAGTGGAAAACCTAGTACACAAGGCAGTAGAGCTACAGGAGAAAGGTATCTCCCAAGCAAAGCAATTGCTTCACTATCAGACTCAGAGTATCGAGCAACTACTAGAGCTAAACGCAAAGGCAGGAAAATGGGTAAGCAATTTGTGGCTCAACCCAAACGGATTGCCAAAAAAACAAGAAGCTACAGGAAAGTAGGTTAAAGTAATGGCTAGAAAATTAACTGAGAAGCAACAAAAATTCTTAGATGTTTTATTCGATGAAGCTAATGGAGATGTATTGACTGCAAAGAAGTTAGCAGGATATGCAGACAGTAACTCTACAACCGAAATCGTAAAAGCATTGAAAGAAGAAATTGTAGAAGTAACTCAGTTGTTTATGGCTAGAAATGGCCCACGGGCAGCTATGTCACTTGTAAGTGGCATGGTTGACCCTACGGAGCTAGGCATGAAAGAAAAGCTGAGTGCATCTAAAGATTTATTAGATCGTATCGGATTAGCTAAAACAGACAAGATACAGGTAGAAGCACCAAATGGTTTGATGGTTCTGCCTCCAAAGGAAGATAATTAACTTTGTTAATTTTTAATTTTCGTAGAAAATATGAAGGATAAATTACCTAAATTAAACTTATCAATTTTGCCCCAACCTGAGGAGTCATACAAGAATCAAGAGTTTATACAGATACCAAATTTAAAAAGATCCAAGTATGTACCGTTTGGGTATAAAATATCAGAGGAGGATTCAGATATGTTAGACCCTATACCGAATGAATTGATAGCTTTAGAAAAAGCTAAGAAATACTTAAGTCAGTACTCATCAAGACAAGTAGCAAGATGGTTAACAAAAGCAACAGGAAGGTCTATATCACATACAGGGTTGTTAAAAAGAATAAAAGATGAAATCAGAAACAAAACCAAAGTTACTGCACTTAGGGAGTGGGCCAGAAGGCTCGAAAAGGCCATCCAAATTGCGGAGAAAATCGAAAAAACCAGAGGCTATAAAGAAGAAAAAAGACTTGAAGCCCAAGCTGATAGTGCAAGAAGAGTCTGCTAGTCAGAGTATTAGCTTAGAAGAACAGAATGTAATATTTAAACCTAACGAAGGGCCACAGACAAAGTTCTTGGCATCGAGTGAAAGAGAAGTTTTGTACGGTGGTGCAGCAGGTGGTGGTAAATCGTATGCTATGTTAGCAGATCCACTACGATATATGGGACATCCACAGTTTAGTGGGTTGCTATTGCGACATACTACAGAGGAATTAAGAGAACTTATCTGGAAAAGTCAGGAAATGTACCCCCAGATATACCCAGGCATTAAGTGGTCAGAAAGAAAAATGCAATGGGTAGCACCAAATGGGGCTAGATTGTGGTTTTCTTACCTAGATAGGGACGAAGATGTACTAAGGTATCAGGGTTTAGCATTTAGTTGGGTAGGCTTTGACGAATTAACGCAGTGGGCAACACCTTTTGCATGGGATTATATGAGATCCCGACTACGAAGTACCGCAAAAGACTTGCCTATTTATGCTAGAGCAACAACAAACCCAGGTGGCCCAGGTCATGCATGGGTAAAAAAGATGTTTATTGACCCTGCACCTGCAGGAGATTCGTTTTGGGCTACTAATATAGAGACAAGTGAACCTTTAACGTACCCTAAGGGACATAGTAAAGAGGGTGAACCCCTGTTTAAGAGAAGGTTTATACCTGCATCGTTGCAGGATAACCCATTTCTTGCAGAACAAGGCGATTATGAGACAATGCTTTTGTCTTTACCAGAGAATCAAAGAAGAC